TCTTATCATTCAGTATAGCTTGAATGAATTGCATTTTAACATTTAACCAACGAGCATTTTCGTTAGCTTCTTCTTTACGAAGTTCAATCCTACGTTGAAGAATACCAATTCTGTAGTTAACAAAATCTTTAATGAGCTGTCGCTCATCATCATACTCTCGTAGTTTACCATCGAAATCAATTACAGTAAGATTTTCACTTAATGGTTTACTTAGCTTAAACTTACGAATAACTTTTTCATTAGTCCAAGATGAACTACCAGTTTGTTTTAATTTAACTTCAAAACAAAAACCAGACTTATCACAAAGATCATCGTATGATACGATATCGCCGTCTTCTTCGAGCTTATCAAGAACTTTAACATAGCTTTCACGGTCAAAACCGTAAGGCACTTCGGTAATCTTTAAAACCGTTTTACTTGCTTTTGAATATGTGCCATAAACTATATGACGATCCATCTCAGGATCATATTCAACACGACCAGAAAACTCTGGAAATGAAATTGCAAGACGATTTTCAATATTACCTGTTGTCAAGTATTCAAGCACGGAAGACTTTAATGAGGCGATACTTCGTGGTAAGATATTAGTTGCAAATCCAGTAGCAATACCTTTCGTTCCATTAGCTAATACTAACGGTAAAACAGGTACATAAAATGAGGGAGGTTCATGTTCTGGATCTTCGTGTGCCGGAGCGAGGTCTATATCGCGGATATATTTCTCGAAGTTTTCACTTAATCGAGTATATACATAACGTGCTGCACCTGCTTCTTGAATTAGTCGGGTACCAAAGGAACCACGGCCCTCGACTAAACAGATGTTATTATTCCACGTTGCCGCCATAAGTTGCCCCGCTCCGGCTGCTGACGCCTCTCCGTGATTATATCCGTAGTCACTTATAATACCCGCAACTGCAGAAACTTTCTTGAAGTCTCGCTTGGAGTTAATTATAGATGAATACAAGTAGAAGCGCTGAACGGGTTTAAGTCCATCAACCATGTTGGGAATCGCTCTTGATTCCACTGTATACATAGCGAAGGACTTCCATTCATTAGATGCTACCTTACTTATAGGATAATCACCTGGAAAGGTCTTAGGGGTTTCTTCAGTCATAAATGCGTCTAAACTCATTATATAAATGTTCCTTAATAATACAAGTTATATTCTAACATAAGAATTAGGTTTTGTATACCTTTATTTTTAATTAATTACGTCCATTCCGTTATCAGCAAAATACTTGTCTAGCATATCAAGTACATCTTGGTACTTTGCCATTTCAAGAATTTCTGTCTCTACGGCTTCAAACACATCTGGGTGTTCGCCAATACCTGCAGGGTTATTCAAGTATACCTCTACATTCAATTGATGCTTAGCAATATGCCCGTGAGCATGTTCTCTAAGTGCTTTAATCATTTTCTGTCTCATTGGAATTCCTTTCCTTATGCCATCATGTAGTCTTTACGAAGTTGGCTATTTTTTCCAAACATCATTTCAAAAGTTTTTGCATCGTCTACTGTTACAGTGTCGTACACTGGTTTATTAATAATTTGATCATACTCCGTTTCTTGAAGTGATCCTAAACCTTTTATATAACGGTGTTTCCATCCATTATTGTTTTGTTTAAATTCTGATACTTCTTCGTAAGTATAATACCACTTTACGTCTTTACCTTTAGTTGAAATCATTATAGGTGTACGTGTGATCTTTACTTTCTTTTCAGTAAGAAGACGTGGCCAAAATTTATAGAAGAATGCAATCAGTAATGGACTAATGTGACCAATACCATCATGGTCCGCATCAGTTAGTGTTGCGATATATTTATATGCCATGTCATCAACACTATTTGGATTAGTAATATCTAAACCTAATACTGAAATTAATTCTGATAATTCTTTATTCTTAAGAACATCGGCTGGTTTCATATCCCATGTATTTTGAATAACACCTCGTAATGGATAAGCACCAACTTTATTCGCATCTCTTACTTTAAGTAAGAAACCCATCGCTGAGTCACCTTCAACGATCTTTAATGTAGCATCATCTTTATTCGCAGAGATATGTTTTGCAACTTTAACTTTACGAAGTTTCTTTTGAGCTGCATTTGCTGCACGTTTGTCCGCTGCAATCTTTTTAGCTAACTGTGCTTCAATGATTGGATCAATGATACTTTCCATTGACATAATCTTACGAGCAATAAAAGCAAATTCTTTCGAACCTGATTCAACTGAGTGATCTCTCACATTTGTCATAGGGTTTGTTAAACGTTCTTTTGTTTGACTATCAAATTTTGGGTTAACAAAGTTTCGTGCAAACATTACAAACGTAAGGCCATTCTTTATAGTTGACTTAGCAACTTCAATTTTATGTTTACGTTTAATCATAGTGCCAAGTTCTTCAAGGACACCATTAGTTAAGAAGTCAACATAAGTACCACCTTGACGCGTGTTAACACCGTTCACAAATGAATTTGATCGAAAGCCGTCTTCAGATGGTGCATAGAAAAACGAAAGATTTTCCGTCTTATCTAAAACAAAATCACCATCATCACCAACAAATAGTTTGGCATACTTTTTCAGATCGTTTACTTTAATGCGTCGTCTATTAAAAGAGAATGCAATTTCAGGAAAAGCCATTTGAAGGCTAATCATTCGATCTTCAATAAGTGCGATTGTATCTAAATCATCAAGACTATCGACTTCGAAAAGACTATAATCTGGTACAAAAGATACTTCGGTACCACTACTCTTATCATCAATTTCAGTTATTTTGATATCACCAGTTATTTCGCCACCATTTTTGCATCGTACTTCAACTCTATTACCATTCTGCCATGTTCGTCCTACAAATTTAGCAGATAAGAAATTAGTTGCAGCTGATCCAACACCGTTGGTACCAATAGTAACTCGTTCATCATCAAAACTTGTGCCTGCATTAACACGCGTCCAAGCCGCAACTGGTCGGAGAATTTTATCACCAGATGCTTCATCATGAATTTCGTCTTGTGGAATGCCTCGACCATTGTCTCTTACAACAATAACACCGTTCTTAACAGATACATCAATCTTATTCGCAAATTTGAACTGAGTTCGTATTGCTTCATCGATTGAATTGTCAAGTATCTCATCAACCATTTTAGATAATGCCGGAACATATGATGCAGTTGACCACTTACCCAATACAAATCTTTCGATTTTTTCTTGAGATGATGACCCCATATACATACCAATACGTTCTCGAACGTGCTGGCGGGCTGTCAATATTCTAAATTGTTCACTCAATATAATTCTCCACAGGATTAATTCATTTATACATAATGCCACAACTTTGGCATCTTGTAAACTACTTTTTTTATTTTTTTCGATTTGGCTGTTCAAATCTCATCAGAAGTTTATTTATAAATAGTAACATACAAACAGATTATTGTAAATAGGAAACCAAATGGCTATCACAAATTATTTGTCACCAATCTCATTTAAGATTGTAATTGAACGTCTACCGAATGTAGAATTCTTTACACAGAATGTTAATATACCTGGATTGGCTATGACACCTGCACCACAAGTAAGTCCGCTGCATCAACTATACGAAACAGGCGATCGTATTGATTATGCAGATTTGGATCTTTCATTTATTGCAGATGAGAACATGAATAACTATCAAGAAATCCTAAGATGGATGGAAGGCCTGGGTACACCTGAAGAATCAAAACAACGGTTTGATATAAAGAAAACTAAAGCAGGTGAACGTTCTGATATTACTATTATAGTAGAGAACAGCACCAGGAATGCAAATTTAGAATTTGTTTTTACCGATGCATTTCCTACATCATTAGGTGGTGTAGCATTAGATGTTACAGCTACTGACGTGGCATATCCAGTAATTACGGTCTCATTCCGTTATAACAATATGCGGTTCAGACAACTTTAGGTTTACAAAACCTCGCTTACATGTTATAATAATGATGTAAGAAAATTAATTGATAAAGGTATATTATGATTAGTCACACTGATGATATCAGCGAGATATGGTCTGTTGATTGTAAAATTGATGAATCAAACTTAGCTGCTGCTTCCAGACAGATTCCGGAACTTCATAACAAATATTACACTATGTATTATAAGGAAGCTTTAAAAGTAAAGAAGCTGAAATATGATTACAAGGAACTTGAGTTGAATAAACGAGAGTGGCTTGATGGTTCTATGGCTGAAGAAGATCTTCGTGATCTTGGCTGGAAACCAAATCCTAGAAAAATACTTCGAGCTGACCTGGACAAATATATTCAGGCAGATAAAGATGTTATACGTATAAGCCTTAAGATTGATTATCATTCGGCACGTGCAAACTTTCTCGAAGACATTATTAAAACTATACACAGTCGTAACTTTATAATCAAAAGTATGATTGATGTGCTCAAATTTCAACATGGTGAATACTAATAAATAGTATCATATGATTGATAATGAATAGGTGAGATTATGCCCGATATATTAAATGTAGAACAAAAGAATGCAGTACATCTGTTAGTAACAGGTGACTCTGGTGTTCGCATGGAATTATCTGAATACTTCTCATTTAAACCTCAGGGATATCAATTTAGCCCGGCTTATAAGAACAGAATGTGGGATGGTGTAATACGTTTATACCAACCACTTAAACCTGTTTTATATGTTGGCTTATTTCCAAGACTTAGAAAATTCTGCGAAGAACGCGGTTATCAGTTAAATGCACCAGATCATTTAATGAATGGCGAACCTGTGCCTGATGATTATGGACATGAGTTAGCTGCGGAACTTAAAGTACCATTTAAATTACGTGATTATCAAAATAGTTATATTGTAGATGCAATTAAAGATGGACGTTCGCTTTCTTTATCACCGACTTCATCTGGTAAATCATTAATCATTTATTTAATTATGCAGCACTATGCACAAGCCTATGAACACAGAACATTAATTATTGTTCCTACTATTTCATTAGTACATCAGATGGCTGGTGACTTTGTTGAATACGGTTATGACGGAGATATGATACATAAAATTCAAGGTAGTGCTGAAAAGAATACAGACAAACCTGTCGTTGTATCTACCTGGCAGTCATTAATGAAACAACCGAAAGATTGGTTTAATCAATTCAATGTTGTTCTTGGTGACGAAGCACATACTTTCCAGGCTAAATCACTTCAAAAGATTATGGAAGCACTTAGCCAATGTTATTATAGACACGGGTTTACCGGTACTTTAAAATCAGAAGAATCTAAAACACATCGTTTAGTATTGGAAGGTTGCTTTGGTTCTGTTCGTAAACATGTAACTACAAAAGATCTTATTGACCAGGGTACCGTTGCAGACTTTAATATTAAAGCTATTGTACTGTCTCATGATAAACCTGCTCGTAAAAACTTTTATACAGAATTTAAAAAGATTAAAGAAGCACAGAAGAGATATCCCGCGGAACGTGAATACCTGGTCAACCATCAGAAACGTAATATGTTTATTCGTAATTTACTTTGGTCTCTCGAAGGACAGAATAATTTAGTTTTGTTTGATCTTGTTGAAAAGCATGGTAAGATTTTAGAACCGCTTTTACAGAAAGACGATCGTCAGTTACACTTTATATACGGTGCTACTAAAGGTGAAGAGCGTGAACGCATTCGTCATATGATTGAAAATGATCCGATCAAGCAGCACAATATTCTTGCATCTTATGGTGTATTTTCAACTGGTGTGAACCTTAAAAAACTTGATAATGTAATCTTTGCTTCTGGTTCTAAATCTGAAATCAAAGTATTGCAATCAATTGGCCGTACCCTAAGAAAGGGTAACGGCGCCGATAAGGCAACTCTATATGATATTACTGATGATTTGACCCATGGCAGCTTCGAAAATTATACTTTACAGCATTTCAAGAAGCGAATTGACATATATGGTACCGAAGAGTTTGCATTTCGTATATACAATGTTGACATCTAAGGTATTATTCTAAAGGACATAATCCTATTATACACAGTTTTTTCCACTTGTAAACCCTTTTATTCACTTTTTTTCAAAAAAAAAATATGAAAAAAGATTGTACAAACCACCCGACTTGCGTTATACTAATACTAATTCATTAAATTAAGGAGTAATTCTATGGCAAAAAGAGCCACAAAAAATTACGTAAACAACAAAGATTTCCTCGAAGCTTTGGTTCAGTACAAGAAATCTTGTCAAGAAGCCGAAGATGCTGGTGACGAACGTCCAAGAGTACCTGACTACATAGGAACTTGTATCTATCAGATCGGTACACGCTTGGCAACTAAACCTAATTTTTCTGGTTACTCTTATAAAGAAGATATGATTTCAGATGGTATCGAAAATTGTTTATTGTATATTAACAACTTTGATTCTGAGAAGTCAAGCAATCCGTTTGCATACTTTACACAAATTATTTGGTATGCATTTCTACGACGTATTGCAAAAGAAAAGAAGCAGATGTATATTCGTTTTAAATCATCTCAACATATGATTTCTACTGGTGGTACTTACACGGGTGAAAATCTTGAGATACATTTAAACACAGCTGCTGACTATATGAATGATTTTGTCCGAGACTTTGAAGACAAGATTGCTAAAGATAAAGCAAAGAAAAAAGAAACGGAAGCCGCTAAACTTGCAGCTGCTGCCGAAGAAGCCAACCCCGACGGAGATAAAACTTGAAAATTGCAATTGTAACAGATATGCATCTCGGCGTTCGTGGTGATTCTAAATTATTTTTAGATCATCAAGAGCGATTTTTTAGTGAGGTATTCTTTCCACATATAGATGAGCATGACATCAAAGTTATATTTGACCTTGGTGATACGTTCGATCGTCGTAAATTTATTAACTATGTTTCTTTAGAGCGTAGTAAAAGATTTTTCTTCGATCAAATTCAAAAACGTGGAATTGAATATCATGCACTCGTAGGTAATCATACTACATATTATACAAACACTAATGAAGTAAATTCTATGGATTTGCTATTGCGTGAGTATGATAATTTTCATATCTACGAAAACAAATGTGAAGAAATTCAATTAGGTAGTACCAAATTCTTAATGGTACCATGGATTAACAATAGTAATCACCAGGAAATGCTTGACAGTATTCGTCAATCAACGGCTAATATGTGTATGGGTCATTTCTCTATTACTGGTTTTGAGATGTTGAAAGGTCAACTGTGTGATCATGGTTTATCAAGAGATATCTTTACAAACTTTGAAGGTGTTTACTCTGGTCACTTCCATCACCCATCAACATATAACAATATATCTTATTTGGGTGCACCATATGAAATGACTTGGTCCGACTATCAGGGCAAACGTGGTTTTAATGTATTTGATACAGAAACTCGTGAACTTGAGCGTGTCTTAAATCCAAATTCAATATACTTTAAAATTGAATACGATGATGCGGATATGACTATTGAAGATATTGCACATTTAGATGTAAGTAATCTTAAAGATACATTCATTAAAGTTATTGTTAAAAACAGAACCAATCCATACATCTATGATTTATTCCTAAATAAATTATCAGATGCAGGAGCAGCGGACGTTAAAGCTATCGAGGATTCATTGAGTTTAGAGTCTGAAGGCTTAGATGATGTCATGGACGAAACAAAAGATACCAAAGAGATTTTGCACAATTACATTGATGCACTTGAAACAAAAGTGAATAAGGTGCACGTTAAAAATCTCATTGATGAACTTTATATTGAGGCGCAGAATATATAATGAAGATTAATTTCAAAAAGATACGATATAAAAACGTGTTGTCTTCGGGCAATGTTTTTACTGAAATTCTATTAGATAAAAGCAAAACAACACTTATCAGTGGATCAAACGGCAGTGGTAAATCAACACTACTTGATGCTATTACGTTTGCACTGTACGGTAAAGCTTTTCGTAAAATTAGTAAGAACCAGTTAATTAATTCTGTTAACCAAAAAGAACTTGTCACTGAGATTGAGTTTAACATTGGTACAAAAGAATATAAAGTCAGACGTGGTATCAAACCTAACTTTTTTGAAATCAGTCTCAATGGTACTCTTATCGATCAAGATGCTGCTTCTCGTGACTATCAACAATACTTAGAAGAAAACATTCTTAAACTAAACTATAAATCGTTTACACAGATTGTTATATTAGGTTCAGCAACTTATGTTCCGTTTATGGAATTACCTGCGCTAGGTCGTCGTGAAATCATTGAAGACTTACTTGACATTCAAGTATTTAGTACTATGAATACGTTACTAAAAGATAAGACACGAAGTAATAAAGAAAACATTACTGAGAATTCTTATCAACAAGATCTTATTGAAACAAAAATTGAATCAGCGAAAGATCATAACGACTCTATCAAAGATATTAAAGAAGCAGAAGTCGATAAGATTAAAGAAAAGATGTCTGTACATATTGAGGCTATTGAAAAAGCAAAAAGTGTTATGAAAGCTCAGAACGATATCCTAGATGTAATTTTAGATGACATTGAAGATAAACCTGAAATGAAAGCAAAATCTGAAAAAGCTAAATCGTTTAGACGTGATATTGAATCTCAGCTCAGAGGTTATCATAAAGAACTTGCATTCTACCACGACCACGATGATTGTCCAACATGTAAACAAGGTATTGATCATTCTTTTAAAGCAAATATGATTGTCGAGAAAGATGAAAAAGTTATTGAATTAGAAGAAGGATTAGAAAAGCTTGCTGCAAAAGCAAAGACTTATGACGATCGTCTCAATTCTATATCAATACTTGAGGATCAGATGCGAGATATTAATCTTGGTATCGGTGATCAACGTGCAACAATCAAGGTTGCAAAGAATGCTTTAGTTTCATATAAGAATGAACTAGATAAAGCTGAAGAAGAAGTTGAAGCAGTTGATATGACTAAACTGTTTGAATACAGTAATAACCTCAAAGAAATTGAAGCTCGTCAAACTGAATTGTTTAATGAGAAAGAAGTTATTAGTGTGGCAGCAGCAATGTTGAAAGATGGCGGTATCAAAACCAAAATTATTAAACAATATGTTCCTGTAATGAATAAACTAATCAACAAGTATTTAAATGCTTTCGATTTGTTTGTAGACTTCCGATTAGATGAAAACTTTAATGAAATAATTAAATCACGTTTCCGCGATACATTTTCTTATGCATCATTCTCGGAAGGTGAAAAGCTTCGTATTACTCTTGCTATTATGCTTGCATGGCGTGCCGTAGCAAAGCTTCGTAATTCAGTATCAACTAACTTGCTTATCCTCGATGAGACATTAGATGGTGCCCTGGACGGCGTTGGTATTGAAATGCTAATCGATACTCTACACAACTTAAACTCAGACGATAACATTTTTGTTATCTCTCACCGTGGACATCAATTTGGTGACAAGTTTATGTCTCATATTAAATTTAACAAAGTGAAAAACTTTAGCGAGATAGGACAATAAATGCGACACACCGTAGAAGATCTTGTTCGACGAATTACTGTAATGCGGGATAAGGCCGTTCAACTCAGTAATCTCAGGAACGAATTTATATATTCTGATAAAGATTATGATAGAATTACCTGCGAAAATATCTTAGCAGACATTCAAACAATGGCTTTAGGTATTGCAAACGATAAAGAAAATGGTATGCCCTCGGAGGCTGATCCCGAATAAAAAGATTGACAAAACCCGAAACCTGTGTTACAATACATTTATATTATGAATAAGGATTACTATGTCTAACTTTTACACATCTGTCGAGCGATACGGCAATAACATTCTCTGGCGAGGATACGAAAACAATAAACGGTTTGAACGCAAAGAAAAGTTCAAGCCAACGTTGTTTATTAGCGGCCAGACTGATACAAAGTTTACCTCACTTGTTAATGGTAGACCACTCATTCCTGTGAAGCAGGATTCTATGCGTGATGCCAAAGACTGGATCGCAGAGTATCAAGGCGTACACGGCGTACAAATTGCAGGTACAAGTAACTATGTAACTCAATTCATACAAGAAAAATATCCAAACACTGTTAACTTTGATGTCTCGATGATCAATATTGCTTCATTCGATATCGAGGTTGATATTAGTAATGGCTATCCTGATATGAATACAGCTGATAAAGAAATTACTTCGATTGCATATAAGTCTTCGAAGTCTAATACATATCACCTACTTGGTCGTAAAGATTACGATAAAAGTCAAACACTACTTGATATTAATCCTGATGATATTCACTTCCTTAAGTTTGACACAGAGCACGAGCTGCTTCGTCGATTTAAAATGATTTGGATGAATGATTATCCTGATGTTGTAACCGGCTGGAACGTCGAGTACTTTGATATTCAATATATTATTACTCGTATGATCTCGTTGTTCGGTGAAGAATGGGTTCGAGACTTATCTCCATGGCGTTCTATTCGTCAGACAGGTCGAGAGTTCTTTGGTAAGATGCAACAAACATATCAAATTTCTGGTATCAGTGTTATCGATTACATGGACGCATTTAAGAAGTTTGGTTACAAGTATGGACCACAAGAATCCTGGAAGCTAGATCATATTGCACACGTTGTGCTCGGTGAAAAGAAACTTGATTACTCTGAATACGGTACACTTACTGAACTGTATGAACAAAACCCTCAACTATATCTTGACTATAACCTTAAAGACACTTGGTTAATCCAACGTTTCGAAGATGAAACCGGTTTGCTCTCACTTGTTATGACTGTTGCTTATGGCGGTGGTGTTAACTTTAATGATGCATTCGGTACTGTGGGTATATGGGAAACAACTCTATACCGTAAACTAATCAGCGAAGGACGTGTACCACCTATTAAAGAAGGTCCAGGTCAAGCTGCGAGTGGTGGACTTGTCGGTGGTTATGTGAAAGATCCTAAGGTTGGTATGCATCCGTGGGTTGTATCCTTTGATTTGAACTCACTGTATCCACACCTTATGCTACAATACAACATGTCACCTGAAACTTATGTTGATGGAAGACGTGAATACGTATCACAAGAACAAGTGCTTGAAGACAAATATAATAATGACGACAAGTCAGTATCAGTTGCAGCTAACGGTGTTTGTTTTACAAATGAATTCAAAGGTGTTATTCCAGGTATTATTGATGAGTATTACGGTAACCGTTCTGTCATTAAAAAGAAAATGCTTGAAGTTGAACAAGCCATTGAAGTTGCATCAGCCGCTGAAAAACCAGCACTAAAGAAAGAAGCAAACAATCTACACAACCAGCAAATGGCTATTAAGATTGCGATGAATTCACTTTACGGTGCGACTGCAAACATTTACTTCTTGTACTATATTAACGAGATGGCAGAAGCAATTACAACTTCAGGTCAATTGTCTATTCGATGGGCTCAACGTTCCGTTAATAACTATCTTAATAAAATCCTAAAGACTGATAAAGACTATATCATTTATATCGATACAGATTCAATCTATGTTGATATGGCACCGCTTGTTGAGCAAGGTTTTGGTACAATCGATGTACCTCGTGCCAAAGGTGAAGAGTATCTTGACAAAGTATGCAAGATGAAAATTGAAGAAGTTATTGAGAACGGTTATACTGATCTTGCAAAACGTATGGGTACATATCGTCAAGCCATGGTTATGAAGCGAGAAAAGATTACAGACAAGACTGTGTTTATCGCTAAGAAACGTTATATCATGAACACACTCAATTCAGAAGGTGTGCACTACGATGTACCAAAGATTTCGGTTACAGGACTTGAGTCAGTACGATCATCAACACCTGAAGTTTGTCGTGATAAATTGCGTGGCAGCTTTGAAGTTATTATGAACGGTACTGAAGAATCCGTACAACAGTTTATTGAAGACTTCCGACAAGAATTCTATAACTTACCACCAGAAGATATTGGTCGTAACTCAGGTACAGATAACATTGATAAATATCGTCAGCAAGGTACGCTTTATAAGAAAGGCTGTCCTATGCATGTCAGAGGTTGTATTCTTTATAACCACTACCTAAACGAAGCAGGTTTAACGAAGAAGTTTTCC